GGAACAACAACAAGAGTGGCACTAAAATCAGTTCAGTTTCAAATACGTCTTGATGATGTGGTTGTTTATGAAGCTGCTGAAGTTTGTGAAGGTATGTTTACACATGTTCTTGCAACACAGGTGCCAGTAAGTAAAGGAAGCAGAACAGTCAGAATTTTTGCAAAAGTAAGAGAAGAAGAAAACGAAACCAATGCACAAGTGGTGCTTCAATACTGGGGCGGACAACTTATGCTTCACAATCTATACAGGTAAATTATGGGAAATGTAAAACTAACAACTTTTTATCCAGATAACGGAACAACAAGTGCAACAGAAGTAAATGCAAATTCATCTGCATTGGCATCTTCTACATCAGCAATAAACCAAGAAAACATAAGAAACGAAGGCATTGATAGAATACAACTAAACAACATGCCACTACTCAAAGTAATCAATACACAATACAATAGTTATGAACTGGCAACAGGTGGTATCAACTCTGCAAATTCAATGTATAGCAGTTATGCAAACTACAGTGTCAGAGAAAGTCCAATCAATCATGACAACAATGGAACAACAAATACAGCAGTTGGTAAAGGCACCAAAATGTATGTCCCTGATGCAGCTGGTTATGCTGCAACAGCTGGTGATGTGATAACAGTCAAATGGGCTTGTATGCAATGGGCTGAATTTACTGATGTAACATACGATAAATTAGTAACAAACCTTATTGATAGCACTACAAAAGACGGTGGTGCTGGTGCAACCTATCCTTATGGTTCTGGTGTTGGTGAGTGGTGTTGGCTTATTTATCCTAAATTCAATACAACATCAAACGCATTGAATAATTCTGACTTTACAGATGCAAAGACTGCAAACATTGTTGCAGGAACAGACTTTCTAAGACCATCACAAAATGCTGGTGGTGTTGGTGGTTTCAGTGCATTTAATTCAGTAAGAATGGATCATGTTGCTGTTGTGCCGGCACATTTCTTATCAGCAACAAATGTAACTACAGACCCAGCACTTTACATTACAGCACATTACAACGGACCAGATGATAGCTCACCAACTGGTAAATTAGGTGCTCCAAAAATGATAAATGGTGAATTTAGTTTCAAGGTAAAATCAGATGTTGCAGCTGACTTGAAACTGTTTGGTATTCAGCTTTATGTATCAGGTTATTGGCGTATGCATGGTGATAGTGGAGGAACTGGTTTGGTTGCAGGTCCAAATGACTGCGGCATGTTTTTAGAAGATAAACAAGCCAATCCAACTGGTGGTGGTAATCCTGCCAATGTAGAATACGGAGTATCTGGTAAAATAGGTATAGAAAGAGCAAAGGTATCTGTAATCATAACTTCAGTCAAGGGGGCATAATGGCTTATTCAGCACCAAAATCATTTTCAAATGGAGCAGTAATTGTAGCTGATGATGTGCAAGAAAACATCCAAGCTTTACAAAATTATTGTAATGGTGGCATTGTAGCTGGCGACATTGCAAACACTGCATTTGTAGAACCAAAACACATAATCAAAGGAATTTATTTTCCTATTGATAACAGTTATGAAATGATAACAGGTTTCTACAAAGGACCTGCAACTACAGACTTACCAGTTCATAATCCTGGCTACATGGGTCGTTTTGTTGCACCACAAGGTTCTGATAGAGCTGAAGTTCCAGGGACAGGCATTACATTTCACATTGAAGATAATGCTGACATTACAATTTGTATTTGCATACATCCAATCGGACTAAACACAAATGATAGTGAAGCAAAAGGAAACTTTGACATTCGTTTGGATGGTGCTACAAACAATCAAACACGTCAGTTTTATTCAAAAGAAACTGATGTAGAAACAGCAGGTGCAGGTGTGGCTTTACCTGGTTTTTACAGAAGAAGGCCTTATTACATTTACTCCACACATGAAAATGTAATCAAAGGTTTTCATACATTTCAACTTTTTGGTGATACAGCAATCCGAAGCGTGCCACTGAAAAATTACAGTTATTCAATCAAAGCATACTATCGGTAAAAAAAAGAGGTAATACATAAAGGAGGCATTATGGCTACAGGAGCAGAAACTGCTGCAATGATAGGTTTATTAGGTGGTCTTGGTGAAGGCATCGGTCGAGCAGGTGAAACACTTGCAACTGCACAAGGTGGTTTCGGACGTAGGTCGCAGGATAGACTGGCAGAACTACAGAGGTTGGAAGAGTTGAAAGCCTTAGGTTTATCCGAAGAAGAAATTCAAACACTTCAGAGAGCCACTCTTGACCCACTAAGAGCACAGCAGCAACAAAGGTTAGAACAACAACAAGCATTGTTAGGTGCAACTGAATTAGCAGGTTCAGGACAAGCACTGGCAGCAATGAGAGACATGCAAGAAAAAGAAGATAGAGCCATTTCAGAAGCAGGAAAAGAAGTTGCTTTGGCTGACATGAAAGAACGAAGAAGACAAGAAGCTGAACTTAGAAAGCTTGAAGCAGCCGCAGACGCAAGAGACGCGGCTCCAGGACTTGCATTGGCACAACTCTTTGGTTCTGCAGCAGGCATGACAACAGGCGCTCTACTCAAACAAGCAGCATTAGAAGAAACATTAGGACGGAGACAAGCTGGAGCACCAATACCTGGTTCTGAAGATGATACCGAACTGTTAGACATTTTAGGAGACTTTTAGTATGGCACCACCGCAACCTCGAAGAAGTATGTCTGAGTATTACTTGAACGAATACTTCAAAACACATGAAAAAAGAATGCAAGAAAGTATTGCATTGGCACAAGCTGAATTACAAACAAGAATGAAGCTTCTACAGTATTATGATAGACAACTAAAACAATTAGATGAAAAACAAAAAATTGTAGAAAAGACAAAACTTGAAAGACAAAAGAAAGTTGTAAAAACAGGTGGTGTTGATAAATTCAAAAGAGAACTGGCAGT